ATATACAATCTTCAGTTTTCAGCACAGGTTCAAACTACAGTAGGTGGATCTCCTGATGTTCATATTTGGTTGAGAAAAAACGGAACAGACGTAACCTACAGCAACACAGGTATTTCAATTCAAAACCAAAACCAAAAATATGTTGGAGCTTGGAATTTTGTAGAAAGTTTAATTGCCGGAGATTACTTAGAATTAGTATGGTATGTTGACGGCGGTGCTAGTGCACAGTTAATTGCCGAAATTGCCGCTCCTGCAAACGGTGGAGTAGGGGTTCCCTCTGTAATCGTTACAATGACCCAAATCAAGTAAGCAAAACCAATACTATTTATTAGTATATGGCTAATGCTGCAATCTGGCCCGGTTCCTCATCCTTTGCTCCCGGAGATACTCCTTTTGGGTTTTATGACTCTGATGTACAGTTTCAGACAGACGCCGATAAAGTAGCAAACTTCTGTGCAAAGAGATTAGGGTATCCTTTAGTGGATATAGAATTACAAGATCTTAACTTCTATACTGCATTTGAAGAAGCAGTAACAACTTACGGAAATGAAATCTATGCTTTTAAAGTAAGACAGGATTACCTTTCTATGGAAGGAACAACTACAGGGTCTAGCTTTAATAACTCAGTAATTCAACCAAACTTTGCATCTATTGTGAGAATGTCTCATCAATACGGTGAAGAAGCAGGAGTAGGTGGAACAGTAACATGGTATACAGGTTCTTTTCATACAACAGCCTCAGTACAGGATTACGATATGAATGCCTGGGCAGCCTCATCAGCTTCCTTAGCACCCGGAGATACAATCGAGATTAAAAGAGTATTTTACGAATCACCACCGGCCATTGTCCGCTACTTTGATCCTTATGCAGGAACAGGTACAGGGATGATGAACCTACTAGATACTTTTGGATGGGGTAACTACTCACCGGCAATCAACTTCCTTCTGATGCCAATCAACTACGATCTTCAGAAGATTCAAGCTATTGAGTTTAACGACCAGATTAGAAAGTCACAGTATTCTTTTGAGTTAGTAAACAATAGATTAAGACTATTCCCAATTCCAACTGTAAGTGACGGAAAAATGTTCTTTGAATACATCAAAAACTCAGAGAGGAATATTGCAACTATGCCAAGTTCTTCTGCATTAGTTTCTAATGTATCAAACGTACCTTATAATAATCCAAATTATACTCAGATTAATTCAATAGGAAGACAGTGGATTTTTGAATACACTTTATCCTTAGTTAAAGAGATGCTTGGGTATGTTAGAGGTAAGTACGGCACCATTCCAATCCCAGGAGCAGAGGTTACTCTAAACTCAGGAGATTTAATTACTGCGGCTACTGCAGAAAAGAACTTGCTTTTAGATAAATTAAAAGCTTACTTAGAAGAAACTTCAAGAGAAAAATTACTTGAAAGAAGATCTCTAGAAGCTGATTATAAACAAAAGGAATTAAACTTAGTTCCTCAACCAATATTTATAGGATAATGAAATTACAAGACCTATTAAACGAAGTAACTTATTCAATGTACCAATCCTTGGTATATGTTGAATTCTCAGACGAAACCAACGTTACTGATATCGCTCAGTTAATCAGAGGTTTGAGATACGTTACTGTTGTGAATAATAAAACAGATAAAGAAGATCTAGAACCTAGAGGATTACTCCAGTTAAAGGTAGTTAGCTTAAAACCAGGTCAAGAGACTTTTGAATTAATTAAAAAAGAAGCTTTAGCAACCATTCCTACTTTAAAGAAATTTAAGTATAGCGTTAAACAATTACAGAAAATTGAGGAGATATAAATGGCATTATTCGGAAGACAGAGAGATGTATTATTGATCAATAGTATCAACCGTGAGTTATTACCAGACATTATAACTCAGCAGGTAGGGTATTATAAAGTCACTCTCGGAGCTTCACAGACGAATATGTACGGAGAGGCTGTTGATAAATTCCTTAGTGAACCCGCTCTCCTAAACTGCTTAATTACCAGAGGAGAACAAACCTGGAGCACTGACGCTTATGGACCAGACGTTAATAGAGCGTTATCCTTTGCCTTCTTCCAGCAAGATTTAAGAGACCTTGAATTAGTACCGGAAGTAGGAGATGTTATATTCTATTATGAAAACTACTATGAAGTAGACGGTACTGTAGAAAACCAATACTTTGTAGGAAAGATACCGGAATACTCGTACTCTGAAGGTCTAAATCAATTCGGTTCTTCAATTAGTATCGTTTGTTCAACTCACCTTGTACCTGCAGATAAACTAGGTATAACTAAAGAAAGAATATAATGGCAAATAAGACCAGGAAACCAGTACCGAAGAACCAGAGAGAAATTTCTATCTCTCAACAGACTCCTCTTTTGGATAATCCAAACAGTGCTGTTGTACCTTTGCCCGTTTTTGCAAATCAAAACGATCCTGCTACTGCTAAGAATTATAGAGCAGAACAGATTTCAGTTAAAGGAGATACTGAGAAAGATTATACAGTTGGTATTGGTGATTTAGATGAGACTATCGTTTACTATTTTAATAACGTAATCAAACCGCAAGTATACCAGAACGGAACCACTCTCCCGGTACCTGTAATCTACGGAAATCCTGAAAGATGGCAATCAGTTCAGAAAGACGGTTATTATAGAGATAAAAATAGTAAAATTATGTGTCCGATTATTATGTTCAGAAGAGCATCAATGGAAAAAACATACTCTATCGGAAATAAATTAGATGCTAACAATCCTCAAAATTATGCAATTGCAGGAAAAACCTATCAAAAAGGTGATGCTTATTCTAATTTTGACCTATTAAATAACAGAAAACCTGTAACTGCTTACCAGGCAGTAGTAATTCCGGATTACGTTACTTTAAACTACGAATGTATCATTTGGACTTACTACGTAGAACAGATGAATAAAATCGTTGAGGGAATTAACTACGCTTCTGATTCATATTGGGGAGATCCTAATAGATTTAAATTTAGAGCAAGAATCGATACTTTTACAGATAATAGTACAATTAACCAAGGAGAAGAACGTCTAATTAAGACAACTTTTAATATTAAGATGTACGGGTATATTATTCCAAGTGTTATTAACAAGGATTTAGTAGCAACTAAGAAGTTTTTCTCCAAAGGAAAGGTGTCTTTTAACACCGAAGCAGTAAGTAATATCAACGATCTTTAATAGCTTTTTGAAGGTCTAATTACTATTTATATTAGAACTATCTAACAAACTAAAATAAAATGGCAGAAACTTTATTATCACCTGGTGTTTTAGCAAGAGAGAATGACCAGTCTTTCTTAACAGCCCAACCTATAGTTGTTGGCGCCGCCATTGTCGGCCCCGCAGCAAAAGGTCCTGTTAACATACCTACATTGGTTACATCTTTTAGCGACTATCAGAACAAATTCGGAGGTCAAGTAGCTTCTGGATCTAACTATTACACCTATTTCACATCAATTGCAGCTTATAACTACTTTCAACAAGGTGGTGAAACTCTGTTAATAACTAGAGTAGCTTCTGGATCTTACACCGCAGCATCATCTTCATTTGTATCTGCCTCAGGCTTTGCCGGTGGTAAAACACAATCAGTATTTGAGTTACAAACTCCATCTGAAGGTACTTTGATGAATAGTGCAGGTGCTACAGGCTCTAACGGTACTTTAGTAAACGGAACAGCTGACAACTTAAGATTTGAAATCACAAGCCCTTCAACTTCATCAGGAACTTTCTCGTTGTTGATTAGAAGAGGAGATGATACTGAAACAAGTAAAATTGTTTTGGAAACCTGGCCTAACTTATCATTAGATCCTACTGCTACTAACTACATTTCAAGAGTAATTGGAGATCAAGTACAGACAGTAGTTACTGATGCAGATGGAACAACATACTTACAGACATCAGGATCTTACGAAAATAGAAGTAGGTACGTAACTGTTAAGACAGTTAATTATCAAACCCCTAACTACTTTGACAATAACGGTCAACCTAAAGCAGCTTACACCTCTTCAATCCCTGTAGCAGTATCAGGAGCATTCGGTGGTGCCGCAGGAACACCTTTTGTTGCAATGACAGCTAACTTCTACGAAAATATTGCATCTGGAAATACACAAGGTCTGGTAGGTCTTAACTACACAACAGCTCTTGCATTACTAGCTAACCAAGATGAGTACAGTTACAACACTATCGCCGCTCCTGGTCTTTACGCAGCAGACTTCTCTACTCAGACAAACAAAATGATCACCAACGCTGAAGAAAGAGGAGACAATATCGCCGTTATTGACTTAGTAAAATATGCACAGACGGTAACTGCAGTAACTAGCCAAGCTAGCAACTTAAATACATCTTACGGAGCATCATACTGGCCTTGGGTTCAGACTCCTGACCCTTATAGCGGTAATATCGTTTGGGTCCCTGCATCTACTTTGATTCCTGCAGTTTTCGCATTCAACGACAATGCTGCCGAAGCATGGTTTGCACCAGCTGGATTTAACAGAGGGGGTCTTGCAACCGCAGTAAGAGCAGAAAGAAGATTGACTCAAGCTGAAAGAGATACTCTATATCAAGCAAAAGTTAACCCAATCGCAACTTTCCCTAACCAAGGCTTAGTAGTATTTGGTCAGAAGACGTTGCAGACTAAAGCTTCTGCTTTAGATCGGGTAAACGTTAGAAGATTGTTGATTACTTTGAAAGATTACATCTCTCAAGTTGCCGATAACTTAGTGTTCGAACAGAACAGTATTGCAACTAGAAATGCTTTCTTATCACAAGTTAATCCTTACTTATCTTCTGTACAGCAGAGACAAGGTCTTTATGCATTTAAAGTAATTATGGATGATACTAACAACACAGCAGATGTGATTGATAGAAACCAGTTAGTAGGTCAGATCTACATCCAACCAACTAAGACTGCTGAATTCATCTACTTAGACTTTAATATCTTACCAACAGGAGCTACTTTCCCAGCTTAATTTAACTTAACAGATATTTATAAACAATAAAACATAAATAAAATGGCAGTATTAGATCCAAACGAAATATTTTTCACAGCCTTTGAACCCAAAGTACAGAATAGATTTATCATGTATGTTGATGGTATTCCTTCTTACTTTATCAAAGGTATCGACGGCCTTACTTATACATCAGAAGAAATTACTCTAAACCACATTAACGTAATGCGGAAAGTAAAAGGAAGATCTAAATGGGATGATGTTACTATGACCCTTTACGATCCTATTACCCCTTCAGGTGCTCAGGCAGTTATGGAGTGGGTACGTCTTCACCATGAATCAGTAACTGGCCGTGATGGTTATTCTGACTTCTACAAAAAAGACTTGACTATTGATATCTTAGGCCCAGTAGGTGATATCGTTTCTGAATGGATTCTAAAAGGAGCCTTTATTACAGAAGCTAAATTCTCAGATTTAAGTTGGGATGAAGATGCAGCTGCACAGGAGATTACAGTAACACTTGCAATGGACTACGCAGTATTGAACTTCTAAGTAACAATAACCTTAAAGAAAGAGCCCTCCTATTTATTAGAGAGGGCTTTTTTATTACATGAAACTCATAGATATCTTAAACGAACTAGTTATGCCGCCGGCTTTAAAGTCGAAACAATATGAATTAGAGAAAGACGGGTATACTAAAATCGGAGGTGGAGATAATGGCATTGTAATGGAAAAAGGATCCGACGTAAAGAAGCTTACTACGGATGTTGATGAGCTAGAACACGCTGAGAAACTTGTAAACCATTCTTTCTCATGCATTATCCCTATCTATAAAGTAGAAAGACTTGCAGGAGGTAAATCAGGCATTATTGATATGACAAATGCCGAGCAGCTAGCACCTCAAGAAGCAGAAGAAATTGCAGCTAATGGAACTAGAGCAGAAGACTTCTTAGTATACGACGAAGAATTATATCCTAAGTTATCAGATAAGTTAAAACAATTCTTAGTTAGCCTAAAAGAAGCATTTGAACAAGCCGGTATTAACCCGGATGAAATTGATTGGTCACCAACAAACGTTATGAATTATAAAGGAAATTACGTTTTAGTTGACGTATAAACCTAATTCATATATATTTATAATAGAACAGTTATAACAAATAAGTATATGTCAGAATTTAAAATGCCAACAGAGACTATTGATTTACCATCAAAAGGTCTACTTTACCCAGAAGAAAATCCCTTATCTGCCGGAACAGTCGAAATTAAATACATGACTGCAAAAGAGGAAGATATTCTAACCAATCAATCCTATATTAGAAAAGGAATTGTAGTAGATAAATTATTACAATCTTTAATTATTACAAAGATTAACTACGATGATTTAGTAGTAGGGGATAAAAATGCAATTTTAGTTGCAGCTCGTGTTTTAGGGTACGGCAAAGATTATGAATTCTCATACAACGGAACTAAACAAGTAGTTGATTTATCTACAGTAGAAACAAAACCTTTTAATGAATCTTTAGTAACTAAAGGTGTAAACGAATTTGCTTTCAAATTACCTCATTCAAGTAATGAAGTTACTTTTAAAATCTTAACCGGTGCAGATGAAAGAAAGATCGAGAAAGAGTTAGAAGGTTTAAAAAAGATTTCAAAAGATGCAAGTCCGGAACTAACCACTCGGTTAAAGCACATGATTACATCTGTTAACGGTAGTAGAGAGTCTAAAGATATTAGAGAGTTTGTAGATAATTACTTACTAGCAAGGGATTCTAGAGCATTAAGAGATTTCATTAAAGAGGTACAGCCTGATATCGAGATGACTTTCGTTCCTGAAGGAGGGGAGCAACCAGTGGGTATTCCTATCGGTGCCACCTTTCTTTACCCTGACCTCGACTGAGGCAGCTCAATATAGATTAGGAGTCTTTAAGCAAATCCATGAAATTGTTTTTCATGGGAAAGGCGGGTACGATTGGCATACAATATACAATATGCCTTTGTGGTTGAGGAAATATACTTTCTCACAGATCAGAGATTATTATGAAGCAGAAGCTGCTGCAAACGCTAAAGCAGCTAAAGGGTCAGGAGGTAAAGGAAGATCTAAAACAAGTACTAATATTGATTTTACTAAACCTAGTAAAGGAGCTCTGCCAGGACAACCGCCTATGCAGAAGTTATCTTAGCAAATATTTATAAAAAATGGCTAAGAAAAACAATAACAGCTCTCCACCACCGTCAGAAGCATCAGGTGCCGATCTAAGTATGTTATTTTCTATTAGTGAGACAATTAAAGAACAGATTGGCCTTAAGAGTAGAGTATTAGAAATAGATAGAACTGCATTAAACATAAGTAAAAAAATTACTGAAGCTTCTCAAAATCAAAACAAAGGACTTGAAAGTAGAGACAAATTAGAAAAACAAATTTCTAAAAACAAAAAACTTCAAGAAAGAGCTGCACTCTTAGCAAAAAGTTACACCCAAGATTTATTTGGTACTCACAAAAAAAATTATGACCTTGCTTTAAGACTCCAAAAAGAAAATATTAAAGATCTTGCAACCATTCAACAAATGCAAGACACTGCTGAAGAGACTGGGAAGTTAGATAAAAAAACGCTAGCGGCATTAAAAAAAGCCATAACGGATAGAGACATCCTACTTAACAAAATGGATAAGAGCATAGCTAAAAATGCTCAGATAGCCATCCAAGCTGAACTAGCCGCGGATGAGCTAAATAAAGAAACATTACAGAGAGAAAAAGAACTCGCTCTTCTTAACGAAATTGAGAAAAAAATGGGCTTTCTCGGGAAAGCAACTAAAGCCTTAGGACAGTTACCGGTAGTTGGTCAAGCGTTCGCTGACTCATTCGCTGCTGCAGAAGCAAGAATGAAAGCCATAACTGAAGAAACAGGAAAAGTCCCTAACGGGCTTGAAGCCGCTAAAATACAACTTCAAGAGTTAGAAGGGATTGCTAAAAAAGCATTCCTTGCAGCAGTAGTAAAAGAAGCTTTTGAATTAGATAAGAACCTAAATAATATACAGAGATCTACCGGTCAAACAGAAGCTCAAGTAAACGGGTTAAACTATGCCCTTCAAGGAGCATCTGCTGCATCCGGTAATTTTTATATGACTAGCAGTGATATGCTAGAAACGTTTAGTGAAATTACTAAACAGATCGGTATGTCTGCCGAAGTCTTAGGAGCTCAAGCAGTAGTAGAGGCTACAGCTTTAAAAGATCAAATGGGCTTGAGCGCAGAGCAGGCCGGCAATTTCGCAGTTCAAGCAAGGATAAGTGGGAAGAGTGTAGAAGGTGCAGGTGAAGGGGTATTCGAAACTGTAAATAACTTTAATAAGCTAAATAAGACTGCCTTCAACGCATCAGACATACTTAAAGATGTTGCGGAAACATCTAAGGATATTGGAGCTCAATTTGGATTCAACACAGCTGCACTAGCCGAAGCCACAGTACAAGCTGCTGAACTCGGCTTAGAGTTGTCAGATTTAAACAGTATTGCGGATAAGTTAACAGACTTTCAATCATCAATTCAATCTGAACTAGAAGCAGAACTACTAACCGGTCAAGAACTAAACTTAGAGAAAGCTCGAGAACTTGCATTAACTAATGACCTAGCAGGATTAGGTAAAGAATTAGAGAGCCAAGGCATTACTGCTGCTAAATATTCCAAAATGAATAGAATTCAGCAAGAAGCTACTGCATCTGCATTAGGAATGTCGACAGATCAAATGGGCAAAATGCTTTATAGCCAAGAATTAAACGCTATCGGTGCTGAAAACTTTAAAGCACAGTACGGTGAGCAAACCCTCGAAGCAACTAAGCAAGTTAACATTCAAGATAAACTTCAAAAAGCATTAACAAAAATAGCCGATGCATTATCACCAATAGTTGCTGCTTTTGCAGATATAGTATCTCACGCCGGTGTATTGTATAGCATAATAGGACTTTACATATTTAGTAAGGTAAAAACAATAGGATCGTTCTTCTCAGGAATGAAAGATGACCTTAAAGAGTCTGCATCATTTGCAAAACAGATATTTAAGAGCATATTTGGTAAAAAAGATGGAAAAGGAACTGATATAGGGAAAACCATAGCTAAGAAACTATCAGATAAGCAAATTCTTGCAGGTTTTGGAGGTAAAAAAGCTAAAGACGAATTATTAGCATCTCAAGGAGGAGGCCCTCCCCCCGTAACTACAACAGCTGCCCCGGAACCCTCACTCGGTGAAAAATTAGGTGAAACAGGAGAAGGAGCAAGCAAAGGCTTGAAAGCACTAGCAGAAGGATTAAAATCTTTTGCAGACGGAAAAGTATTCTTAGGTGCTTTAAACCTTATACCAACCGCCGCCGGCCTTCTAGCAATGGTCGCCGGCATCCCTGCTATGTTAGCTTTAGCAGCAGTAGGTATTCCTGCCGGTACAGGGTTAGCAGCGTTAGGGACTGGACTAAAAGCGTTTGGAGAAGCTATGAAAGCATTGGGACCGATGGGTCTCGCATATGCAGCTGCTGGATTAGGTCTACTAGTCGGATCATTAATGGGTATAGGTTTTGCACTTAACCTTGCCGCACCGGCTATCGAAGCATTTGGTAATATTATAATAGGTGTATTAGGAGCAGTGCCGGGAATAATTACCGCTATTGCCAATGGGTTTGTGACAATGTTCTCTGCAATAACCAGTAATATTGGCTCAGTACTACTTTTAGGCCCCGCACTTCTAGGAATAGCCGCCGGTCTTGCAGCGATGTCTTTTGCAGGTATCGGAGCATTACCAGTAATCGGAGCACTAACAGCATTAGGAGTAGCAGGAATGGGTCTTGCAGCACTTTCAGGAGCACTAGGCGGAGAAGAAGCTAAAAAGCCCGAACCTACCGCAGAAGCACCTGGGGAGATGACTGAAGTTGTCGCTCTTCTAAAAGAATTAATCGCAGCAGTTAAAACTGAAGGTAAGGTTGTATTGGATGGCCAAGCAGTAGGGAAAGCTCTTGCATTAAGTTCTTATAAAACTTAATATTTATAACAAAACAACATTATGAGCCTTTTAACTAAACTCGCAACATCAGTATTCGGACTAAAAGGAAAGACTCCGAGTAAATTTTCTGATAACCCAGTAAAATTACATGAACTAGGAGGACCGGACCTAAAAACTTCACAGTTAGATTTGAACGGTAGAACTCCAAAGAAATACTCAGATAATCTACCTAAGTAATTATGGCGTTAGTCGATCTCAAAACCGATCTTAAGTCGCTTAAGTACGGAAAGGATCGGGTAGGAGGAGGCTATAGCGGACAGCCGTTTGTACAGAAACCACTACCTAAGAGCCTCTCCCAGACGGGGAATACCGGGGGTTTTGATTTCCTGTTACGCGGTGGAACATTAGTAGCCGAAAGTACACTAGACGATGTATCTAGGCTAACACAATTACTTGTAGGATTAAAATCAATTCAAGGCCCTTTATTTACAGTAAAGCAGCTTGAATTATCAAGAACTGGAGTAAGAACTCAAGTATCTCAAGGAGCTCTTAACGGAGGAGGTTACAATCCTCTTAAAACTATTGAACAAGCAATTGAAAATAGTATTGGAGGGCATCTTCCAAAACAACAAATAGGTGATAGAACTTACTTTAATGTTGTAAAAAACCTACCTGTAGAAAAAAACAGGTTAATAGAACTTAAAGGGTCTTTAATTGATATGAAATCAACTCAAGTTGATGTTTTATCATACCCTGGAGGCCCAGGAGCTTTTAGAGGTAAAGGAACTACACATATAAGATTAGGTGATCAAAGAACCGGTGATAATAACGCCCAGTATGACAGGTATGTAACTTTAGTAAAAGATCCTAAATTACGAATTGATTATTTAAAATATAATAGCGGACAAGAAAGACCTGTTGAATTAGACTACATCTATTATATCTCCAAGGATTTAAAAGGTATTACTGGCGGTTCAATAGAAGCAATCACTAAGTTTGCAAGGAATGAATCAACAGGGGAATATTCATTAATAAACTCTTTAGCAAAAACATCCAAC